CTCGAGACGATCGTCGCTCCCTTTACGGGAGCATGCATGACGATGCCAGTCTGAGAACTTAACAGGGTGCTTGGAATGTTACCTAAAAGGTTTCATTTAAAGCCTTCGAGCTTTCTGGCTCTCAATTCAGCTGGGCCTAACTATAATCCTTCTATTTTAGGGTTATCGCTGGATGCATTTGCGTTCACTAAAGCTAGTGAACCTCGCGAGGCCTTTATGGCTTACGCAGAGCTTTCGGCAAATACTCATCTTAGTGATGCCTTGAAACAGGAAATGGATAATGTTAGGAACCTTGAGTTGAAGCCGGGAGTTTTACCTGTATTAGGTAAGCTCCATGAAAAGGTGGAAGCAGCGGGTAAAGTACGTGTCTTTGCCATCACTGATGGTTGGACACAGTCTTTACTTTCTGGCCTTCATGATGCCATCTTCGAGGTTCTAAAATTTATACCTCAGGATGGTACATGAGACCAAGCTGCTCCGTTGAGACGTCTTCAAGATTCCCCCGAAACGCGCTGGTCGTTTGATTTAACGGCGGCTACAGATCGTCTTCCGCTCGCTTTGCAGGTTCAAGTCCTAAGTTGCTTAACCAGTGATAAACTGGCGCAATCTTGGGCTTCCCTGTTAGTTTCACGTGATTGGTACCATAAAGGTGTCCCGCTGCGTTATGCAGTTGGTCAACCGATGGGTGCTTTATCTTCGTGAGCTATGTTGGCGTTGACGCATCATGTAATAGTCCAGCTCTCTGCAAAGAGAGTTGGGCAAGCCGGGTGATTCTCTCATTATGCGTTGTTAGGTGATGATATCGTAATAGCTGATAAAGCTGTTGCCGATTCTTATCTAGCTGTCATGACCGACTTAGGTGTCGAGATTAACTTAAGCAAATCTTTAGAGTCCCAAAAAGGGGTTTTCGAGTTTGCTAAAAGGTTAGTCTCGCCCAAGGCCGAGTATAGTCCTATTGGTCCCAAGGCAGTGTTACAAGTTCTTCGAACTTATAATGCTATTCCTGGTCTAATAATTGACTATCTCGGGAAAGGTTATGTTCCCGCAACTGAGTGATTATCCAATCTCTTCGAAGCTATGCCTCTTAACTTTGTTAATCGGCGTAAGCATTTGAAAGAGGTTTTATTTTGAACTCTCCAGGGTCCTTTCGGTGTGATAGCTAGCGGTGTTAGGTTAACTTCTGCATTGCAGGCGGTTAACTCATTCAACCCCGTTAGTTTATCA